TTTCTAGAAATCCGGCCATTAGTTGTCCACCTTCTCATTGAGCTGTGAGATGTGGCGTGATACCGCCCGGCCGCGTGTATAGCCTTGTCGCTGGCCTTCCCGGAATCCGACCGAATAAGACATGACAGCCCATAAGGCTCCAGCGATGATCATAAAGATCACAATTGATGCTTCGTTCATTTTGTTGCTCCCGATTCTGGGAGCCGCGTATCAGCTCCCAAAAGAGAGAGTGACAGGATCAGCCGACAAATTCAACAATCACGCTTAAATCATGGCGTGTCGCTACCGGATAAACGCCTTTCAATAGTTTTTTCGTATTCTGATTTGCTCTTGTCTTTGAGGCCATTGGATGCTAAAACCCCACCCAATGACCCGGTGAGAAAGATTGCCAATGTTTTGAGCAAATCGATGAAAGCTGCATCATTGGGAGCTTGAGCACCAATTGGCTGTGTCACAAAGATCAAGGCATAAGTGATGCCCAATGTGACAATTAAAAACACAAATGACAAAACCGCGCCAATGAGAAACATCAGCCGCGCCTTGATTTCCTCTTGGCTTAATCGCTCTTTATTTTTCGAGGCCATCGCCAATCACATCCTCTGTGCAAGTACCCGTGACCTTGCATTGTGGTTTTTTGCACTCTGGATTTTCCCAATTCTCGTGCTCTTGACATGGGTATCGCACCCAACCTTGATAACCACACCCGGCAAGACTTAGCGAAAGGATCAAAGCTAAGCCTGCCGCGAGTAGTTTCGGGATCATTTCCCCGTTGATCCGAAAGCTTTGTCAGCTGGATTGAGCCAGCGCAAAATGACCGGCACAACAGCTGCCACGCCACCCATTGCCATTGCCTTGAGATCGCCACCAGCCATGTACACGGCCAATGCAGCTGCGATGTATGAGCGACCCCATGAGGCCGCGATTGCTTTTGCTTGATCCATCATTTTTCTCCTTTTGGTCGATCTGGTAAATCACCAGAAAAAGGCTCATAAGCTGGTCGGCCATAACCGACAACAAATGAGCGTGCTCCCAAAGCTCTCGATTTCACCATAACTTCTCCACCATTGCGCTGATCACCAGCACCGGATGTGTTGCCTTCAATGGTCACAATCTGTTTTTCCGATGCTCGGATAACCAAACCAATGTGATTGATTGTTGTTTTGTTATCGATGATGAAATCAAAGAAAACAAAATCACCAATCTTTGGCGTTGTGTGCCATTGTTTCGCTTTCTGAAATGCCTCGGCACCAGCTCTTGTGCTGACAACATTTGGCACTTTCACACCAGCTTGATCAGCACACCAATTGAGAAATGACCCACACCATGGCAGCTTGTCGGCTTTCATGTGTTTGCCGTACTTTGTCTCATTGTTGCCGGTTTCGGCCGTTCCCACCTCAGCGAGCGCAACCTGAATCAAACGCGGCAATGTGCCTTGTGGAAATGTCATGAAAGCAACAAAACCGCTTCATCAGCTGTGATGCCTAAACGCTCAAGCAATGCAGCTTTTTTGGCGGCTTTTGCAGCCTCAGCAATTTTTTCGGCTTCGAAAAATGCTTTGTCTAATTCGCATTGTGCAATTTCTGACTCGTTCATTTCTCTTTCAATAATTTCACCCGTAGTGGTGTTGTGCTCTTTAATAATCATTTATTTTACTCCAAATAGTGTGTATGTGCCGCCATCAAATGTATATGCTCCGCTGCCATAATTTGCCACTAATTCAATTTGCGATAAAACTTCCTCAGCAACATTTGAACCATACCCGCCAAACGGCTGAGTTCCCGCCGTGGTGCTAGTGATATTTGCCGCACCTGTAAAGTTACAAAATAAAAGGCCGCTTGTTGCATAATTTGGAAATTCAATGACGGCTCTGTAACTTGTTGCAGATCCAGACAAATTGCCTGCGGGTACTTTAATGACCGGGTATCCACTCACATCGAACAAACCTGTCCCACTACCGCCACGGGTAACGCCCATGCCGTAATTTGATGTTTTGCCGTTTAAGCGTATGGCAAATTCATCCGATGCCGAAAGGCTTAAATTGTTGATGACCAAAACTAAACTTCGATACGCATTTGAAATTGAGCTAAGTGTTACAACATTTCCAGTTAATGAACCTGTTGCTAATTGTGTAAATGCACCTGCTGAAATTGTTGTCCACTCAACTCCATCGGCTTGGGCTGAATTTGCTGTCAAGACTTGACCATTTGTGCCAACACCTTGGCGAACATAAGTTCCTGATCCAGTTGCAACAATGATGTCACCTTTTGTTGTCATAGCTGTTGCCATGTCATTGGTGATTGTTACATCACCAGATGTGCCACCGCCTGAAATACCCGTGCCAGCTGTCACAGCTGTGATGTCTCCCGGTGCAGCTGTTGTCCACACAAAATCCATGTCAGCGTTTGTGTTTTTTGCAAGGATTTGGCCTGTTGTGCCGCCTTTGAGATCGGCCAACGATGTATCAACCGCCTGACCAAATACCTCAAAATCAGCTGGCAAATCCGTGACCAAATCTGTGGCCGTAGGCATTTGCCAATTGAAATTGCTCGTTGGATTACTCATTTTTGCTCCTTACGCCACAATCGTGGCATTGATCCAATCCAAAGTTGGATTGACTGTGTTCCATGCTTCAACGACCGGCACATCGTTCCAACGCATTGCCTGCAATGAAAATGCAATTGGTGAGACGATCATTGAAATGCTGAGCTGATTGTATCTGGCCGAAAATGTCCAGCCTTCAACAAAACCCAGAAAATCTCCTGAATTCATATTGAGTGGCAAATTGGCAATGTTCACAGGCATACCCATAAAAACACCGATCAAGGCATCCCGATCAGCATCATCTATTTCTGGGTTTGTCAGCTCAAATGTTATGTTGTTGAAATTAAAGCGTGGATAAGCTCTAAGGCCCAAATAGAAATTGGCCTGATCCTCGGCATCAGTTGAATTGTGCAATGTTGTGCTGATGATTTGAGCCAATTGGCCATACAAAGCAATCGAGGCTGCATCGCTGGCAGATTCCTCGGCCGACGATGTGGCATTGTATTTGATGGTAATTGCATTTCGCACATCACCTGCCCGTTGCTGAATACTTAAACCGGATGCAATAGCATGATTGGCCGTTAAATCAACATAACCATTGGCCGCCAAATAATTTGTGCGGTGTGTGCTGTCTGCATAACCTATCCGGCCTTGAGCATCCTCGAAAATGTAACCCAATCCTGATGTGGCCAAAGCTGAAACCAATGAATAAACATCCGTGCGGTTGGATGATCTTGCTGCCAGCTCATAATTGCCTGGGCGATCAATTTCGCCCAATCCTGAATTTTCAGCATCTTGCCATTGAGTGGTTGGATCATAGGTTGCCCATGTTGTGGCTGCCGGCACCTCTTGCCATGAATCAAACAAAACAACTTGCAAAACATCAAAAATTTGATCACCATCAAATTCTTTGGATAGCACACCATCGGTCAAAGCTTTTGGCAATCTGGCCAATGCACCCAATGCAATGATGTTGATGCGCTGTGCATAATCAACGCTTCCCACCTCAGCTACCGAAATTCCAACCTCAACAACAGAGCCGCCAAAGATCGGCACATATGTCGCTGTCGAATCTTGCAATTCAATTGTCAGCGCATCATTGATTTCGATTGGCACATTTGATTGATTAAGGTTGATAATTTCGAGGTTCGTGTATCCTGCCGTGGCTTGCTCATAAATGTTTGTGCGACCGCTGGTAATTGTTAGATTGGCCAAAATGGCGGTTTGATACTCAACACCGCCAATGATGACTTTCCAGATCGGATTGAAAACAGTCATTAGATTGCAACCAAAGCTCCAGCACCTAGCGTGCCTCGGTAATAAGAATTGTTGAGTGTGTCCACAATTGTTCGTGCCGTGCCTTCGGGATCGATAGCACCTGAAACATTGATAGTGATCCGATCAGCTGTTGAAAGCCCACCCGTGGCCGCTGTGCGTGCAGCTGCGGCTGCCTCGCGTGCAGCTCTTAATCTTTCGGTTTCTGCTTTTAATTCCTCACGCCTTAAAATTGCAGCTTGCATTGCTGGAGATAAACCTCCCGTGTTGCCAAACTCAACAGGCGATGCAAATCCCGTGTCAAATACCGGTGTTTCGATTGGTGTGCCGAGATCAAAAGTGCCCCCAGCCTTCAAACCTTTGGATTCACTTTCAGTAGTAAAGAAAAAGCGTGTGACCGGATTATCCTTGATGAAATTGACAAATTCTTTCATCTTATTGACTGTGTTTGTAATGAATCCGACAAGCTTTGAAAAACCTGTGACAAGTCCGCTGACGATTGTGCCAATGGCTTCAAGTGCTAATTTGAAACTACCGCCCAAAAGTGGTGAAAGATACTTTTTGATGAAATCCCAAACTTTTTCGAGCGCATCATAAAATGGCTGCAATTCGGCTTCGTTATCTGTGATGGCTTTTTTGATTTTATCAAATGCAGATTTTAAGCCTTCAAGGATTGGCCCCACAACCGATTTAATTGCCGGGATCACTTCATCATAGAAAAATTTCCACCATGATTTCAAAATTGGCAAAAGGTCATCGCGCACGACTTTTACAATTGCGCCAAATGCTGGCCCCAATGTTTTGCTTAAATCGCTGGCAAAATCTTGAATTGCTGGTATGCCTTTGTCCACAAAATTGCTTACCAATGGTGTTAGCGCATCAAGTACATACGATCCGACAGTTTCTTTGGCTTCATCAAATGCCACATTGAGCCGTGCCATTTTGCCGGCAAATGTCTCAGCTTGCTGGGATGCCTGACCTTCAAAAGTCTTTGACAAAGCGGCAGCGGCAGCATCAAAATCCTTTGATTTGATAATTGAATCATCGATGCCCACACCGAGTTTTTTCAAAGCTCCTAAATTGCCATCGTAGGCTTTACCTAAAGCCTCTGAAACAGCTTGCAAATCTTTGCCTGTACCAGCTGCAATGTCCAAAGCCAATGATTGCAATTCCTGTGCTTTGGTCGCATCCTTGGTCGATCTGATCAACCGATCAAGCGATGGCCTCAATTTGTCATCGGTGATGCCATTGGCCAATGCTGTTTGTGTTATGTAATCCTCAACGGCTTCAATTTGGTTATTTGTAGCACCCGTGACATTTTTGAGAGTCGTTGCCAATTTGGCTTGAGCGGCTTCATCCTCAATGGCAGCCTTAACGCCATCAACCAGCAATTTGCCAGCATAAGCTGCGGCAGCTGCTCCAGCCACGGCAAAAGCTGCACCGGCCTTCTTAGCGAATCCACCGAGTTTTGTGCCAAAACCTTCAACCTCATTTGATCCGCTGTTGAGATTCTTTTTGAGGTTGTCAATGTCAGCTAAAATCGAGAGTTTGAGTGTCCTACTTTGACCGGCCATCACCACTCCTTCAAAATCTTAGTAAATGCAGCTTCCCATTGAGCGATGATGTGCGGTTGCTCAGCTCTCAATGTTGGATAAATAAAGTATCCTCTTGATCCACGACCTTCACGACCAGACCACACCGGGAACTGTTTGAATTTATTTGATCCAAATTCATAACCGCCCCAAAGCTGTTGAGTCGTACCGCCACCGCTAAATTTCTGAGATACAAAGCCAAATGATAATTCACCAATCTTTGATGATTTGCTTACACGCGATCCATCAGCAACACGGCTGGCTGCTTTATTTGGTCTGCCACCAGCTGCGCTTTTGATTTTGGATTGCACATAAGTGGCCAATCCATTTGATACGCCTTTGGCCTGTTGTACAGCTTGATCATCCATGGCCTTGAAAGCTTGCAAAATGCCGCGCAATTGAGCTTTGTCATAAGTGATTGACTCAGTTGCCATTTCTGATCCTTAGTATCTCGAAAGCGGTTAAAATGTCCTCAGCTGTCTGAAACTCTGATCGTGACAATCCCGTATCGATAGCCAATTCCCAAAGAATCCGGTTTATTGATCCGGATTCGTAACTTTTGGGTTTTCGGTTTCTCCCATGTTGATGTCAGTCACAGTCTCGCACCAAACCTCAAATGGCTTGACAGGCTTTCCAGCTGCCTCGCGCTTCATTGCGTGATACGCCAAAAACATCAGATCAGCAATGCCCAATTTCTCAGATACTTGCTGGATTGTGTTTCCGGTTTTCTGTTCCCATTTCATCCACTCCGGTGGGAGCGCGGTATAGGTTGCGCTCTCCCCGGATGTGAATTCAATTGTGATTGCTAGTTTCATGCTCCCGTTTCCTTTCGTTAAGCCAATGTAGGTGTTGTCACACAGGTGAAGCTCATTGAAACAGTCTGTGCATCTGGTGCTGTTCCTCCAGCTGATGGGAAAATTGGCTGAACAGTAAAATTGAAAGTGCTGCCCGGCTCTGTCTCGAGGATTACCGCCAAAGGTGTGTTTGGTGAGTTCTCAGCTTGATTCCAAAGCATTTCGCATAGTGATGAAGCAACGCCCCAATCAGCCAACATTTCAACAGCAAATGTGCCTTGAGTGTCGGTTGTGTAATACGCCTTGCCATCGAGTGTTTGGTATGTGTTGATCGTTGAATCAACTGTCAAAATGGCTGATGTTGCTTGTGCATCAAAAGTATCCCCATCGATGCTGAAGCTCACATTTCTGCCGGTGATGATAGTGGTTGGCATTTTGTCTCCTATTGGTTGTAGTAGGTGGATACTTGGAGATCGGCCGTGAGGTACTTACCGGCACCGACTTCCAAAGGCTGTGGTTGATTTACATTTCCGACTTCATAACCATTTGGCATTGCTGCAATGATTGAAATCATCAATGTTTCGAGATTGTCTAAAGCTGCGGCATTGTTGGCATATCCAACAACTCCAGTCACAGTCAAATTGACTTTGACCTTTGTTGTGTTTTTGCCGATCAAAACGCTTTCAAGATATGGTGCATCCGGGATCAAACATATGCTGGGAGATGTCATTGTCTCTGGGATGCCGTTGTACACATTGGCAGCAATGCCTGAAAGTGCTGTTTTCAATGGTGTGCGGATGGCGGATTCAATGCTCATTGGCACATCGTTTCAACATCAAGAAACGGGCCTAAAAGCCCGATAACTCTATTGCTCAAGCTGCGGCCTAAAACAAATGGGCTCGGCTGAAAATTGTCTGACATGATCTGGTTGCCGGGAGCTGTGATGCTCTGGAAAATTTCGACCGCTACAACCAAGATTGCATTTTCAATTGGTGGCGTGTTTGCGTAAAGCTGCGCTGCCGATGATCCACTTAATGTCGCTGTTGCCGCTGGAATAAACGGCAATGGATAATCACGATTAGCTGCATTTGTTGCAGCTGTAAAAGTGTAAGGCTCAATCCGATCATCGGTGACTGTGTAAGTCGCGCTGTAAGTTCCGGCCCCGGTAACAACAACAGATTGACCCGGCACAAAATAATTTGGCCGCATTGTGGTGAAATAAATGACGGATTCATCCACATTGGCAAAAGTCACCGATGATTGGTATTGCGTAAGTAAAGGCAAAATCGTTTGCTCAGCGGAATCTATGTAAGAATCCAATTGAGCATCACTATACAAAGAAACCGAGACACCCAAAATCGCTCTCAGCTGTGAGGCTGTAACTATTGCAGGCATCTCGGTTCCTTTCGTGTCAGTAGCGTTCGGGAGCGACCGCTACCGATAGTGATTTATGGGAGGTTGTTGAATTGTGCGCCGTTTGGCACCTTGGCAGCTAATGCGCCGTAGCCGTAGTACAGGATGTCAATTGTTCCATCGCTGTTGATGTTGCTGCGTAGCGTAAAGCGTGGAGATTCATACCATGTGTAAGAATCTGGATTGACAACGACCATTGAAGAATCGGCATCGGCTGTTGTTGTGCCAGCGTTACCAAATGAGCGTGAAACATAAAGATTCAGACCCGGTGAAACTACACCGCGCAATGAATCTCCGCGAACATTTCCAGCTGCGTTTGATGGTTGTGCTGCATTGTAAAGAGGTGCGCCATTGTCGTTGTATCCCATGATGTTGCCCCATTGTGTTGGTGAAACGATCAATGAGCGAGCGAAACCAAGTGATGCGCCATAAACAGCTGCGGCTGCCTTAGATGTGTATCCAAGGAATCCGGTTGCTGAATTTGCTGCCTGTGCTGTTGTAGTCGTAACTGCCGCCTGCATTGCTGCAAGTGCATACTCATCAGTTTCTTTTGCATAAGCAAATTCAAGATTCTGGAGCAAAGCTGTTAGGTACTCCGGACGGCTGCGGTCGATCAATTCGACTGTTGAGATTGCACGGCCTTTGAATGGCTGTACAGAAACAGAAAGAAATGTTGCAGATAGTGATGATTCTGTGATTGCATCGTTTTCATTGATTGGCAATACTGTTGGGACAGCGGTTACGCGAGGCAACTCAAATGTCATGCCCTCGGCCACTAAAGTTTCACGGCTGATGCCATCAATGCAACCGCGATCCGCGTTTGCAAGTGCGTTGATGACCTGTGTGCTTTGTGGTGTTGGGATCATGCCCGGTGCTGTTGATGTTGTGTTATCGGCAGCCTTTACATACTGGCGTGAATCTTCATCGTGCAAAACGCTTGCGCGTAGGTAGTGCTCAAGGTATGAAACCTTGTCCACGATTGGTGATCGTGGAGCTGTGTAGTAAGCCGGGCGTGATGCCTGAACAGGTGCGGTGACTTCTGGAGCTGCTACCGGTTCAACGGCAGGAGCGGCTTGTTCGGTAGTGTTTTCCACTTTGTCTCCTTCATTTTGGTTTGTTGTATCTGTAACTGTTTCAGTTTCAGAATCTTCTGAGGCGGCTACCTCTGAAACGCGTGCAGATCGCACAGCTGGTTCGGTAACCAATGCAACGGCTGTGAGCTGGCCATTGATGACCTTCATCGTGCCGTCTTTTTGCATTTCGTAATTGTCCACAGCCAATTCAATTGAGAATCCATCGCGTAGGCCTTCCATTGCCTCTGTGAGTGCATCGGTGCCGGCTGTTGTGTTGGCAATCTTAAATGTTGCTGTCATTTCTTTGTCATTTACACTCATGGCAATACTCTTGCCAATTCTGCGTGTGTTGTCATGCTCAAGATTCAAAAAAACATCTTGTGGCTGAATCGATCCACGAGCAAAAACAACTTTCCCGGTTGAGGCATTTGCGTGCTCGTTAAATGCAACAATGCGACCGCTGATTGTGCGTTCATTTGAATCAGCTGCCGTGATTTGCATTGGCGTTGTTAGCTTCATGAGATCATGTCCTCCATTTGTCTGATTTCATCGGTGGTGATCGCCCCGATGTCAAATAAAATCTTGTAAATGTCTGCACGCTCTTTTTCTGATCCGCGCAAATATGCCTTCAAATCAAATTCCACGCGTTGTGTTGATGGGGTGAAATCCGGCATTGAAAGTCTTGATGAAATGCTGTTCATCAGCGGCAGCAATGAGAAATCCAAAAGAGTTTGACGCGCCGTTTGGGCGTTTGCATATGTCATGGATGATCCAGTAGGCGCATCAATAAAGTATGCCGGAATCCCCACGGCTCTTGCTAATTCGGTGGCAATGATTTCGCGTGCAGCGTTCAAGCCAATTTGCTCCGGTGTAAATCCAACTGTTGTCAATTCAACATCGGCATTGAGAAACGCTGTGCCGCGATTTCTACGAGCTGCGCCCCATGCATCAAGCAATTTTGCAATGCGATCAGCTGGCAATGCTGTGCCATTTGATTTCAAAACCATCGATGGCACCGGTTCGCGTGCGTACATTGCGGCAGCTCTTTCAAGCTCTGCACCTGCACGGATTGTGCGACCAGCGCGATTCAATAAACCTTCATCGTTGCCATAAAACACCACAAGTGATCCAACACCGGTCATTGGCACACGAGATCCATCGACTGTGTAATACTCAATTTGAGTGCCGATTGAGTTTAAGAAAACGCCAACGCGATTGGGAGCAACACGCCACATTTGGCGCACGCGGCCTGTGTCAGCAAATAAATCAATGATTTGAAAATACGAGAATCCAGTAAATAACAAATCCTCACAAGCCCAGACCCATGATGCGGCACCTGGTACTCGTTTGTCTGGATCGGAAATCACAACGGGTTGATCAACAATTTGGCCTGTGTCTTTGTCACGAGTAATCAATGGAATCGTGGCAATTGAATTGCAAATCATGTTGCGTGCGCGAGCAATTGCCGGCACACTCATTGCTTCCTCGCGGCTTGCAATGTAATCGGCTCCACCAAATGGGAAAAATGCATCCAGCGTTGGAGCTGGCCCAATTTGTGCAGCTACATCAGCACCGCGCGTAACTGCGACAGTTTCAATGGTGCGCTTTCGATCAAATAATCCCATGCACCCATTTTCTCAAAATGTCAAGCATCAACCCACCAAAATGTCGATTTCCGTTTCTGGGCGTGTCGCAAAGTGTGTACAAAGTGCAGCGGCCACGGCAGCGGCCACGGCGGTTCCGCTCGCACGCCTTCCTATAACCCATCCGCCATCGCCTCTACGCAATTGCACAGCTGAAAGAATTTGCTCCGTGAGCTTTGATTGGTTTCGGTGTTTCAAACGGCCCGAATTGATTGCACCCAACAATTCATCACAAGCTTGAGGATAATCGGCATCCATGTCATGGATCGGGATACCGGCCGGCTGCATACGAGCTGCAACGGCTCCCGATGTGCGCCGCGAGTAAAGTAAATACTCAATTGGGTACTTTCGACAATATGAGGCAGCATCATTGGCAATTGCCCGGTCATCAAGCTGAATGGTGTTTTCCCATGTGTGCAACAGCTTCACAACAAAGCTTTCCGATCCGAGCTTTTGGGCGGCCACCAATGCAGCATTTTTGCGATCCGGTGAAATATCAATCGCCATCCATGTGAGCTTGTCCGGATCAAGGTCAATTGATTCATCGCCACACTCTTGCCATTCTTTGGCTCCCACCACGCTGGAGATAGTTTGCACCCATCGATTCAAAACCTCAGTCATTACTACATCGGGAGGATCATTGAAAACGGCTCGGATGTTATCTGGATGGATTGTTATGTTGAGGCCGGGATTTGCGAAAGCTGCATTTTCCAATGAAATCTCATCGGTTGGTGCAGACCATTCAAAATAGCCAACATCATCGGCTGCGCCACTAGCTGCGGCCAAACCGCGCTCGCGCAATTGGTTGAGCACCATCGAGTGCGAATCACCCGCTGAAGAAAAGCAATTGACCTGCGGATTTTTCGCGGCCATCAAGGTGTACCTCATAGCTGCAAAAGTTTCCATGTCGTGCAGTTCTCGGATTTCATCCATGTGGATGGTTTCCGGTTTTGACAATCCACGAGCTGCCGATCCGCCAGCTTTGATGATGAATCGATTGCCTTTGAGCGTTTGGATTTCCTCGGCACCATGTTGCCATCGGATGCGCTTGACCTGATTGGCTAAATCCGCATTTTCCTCGATGATCTGCACAATGGCCCGAAATTGCTCCAGCGATGTGACTAATCGGTGAGCTGTGGAAACTTGCAGCGATTCATCCCAATGGAAAAGACCCATCATGATTCTGGCCATCATGTAAGTGCTCTTGCCATTTTGCCGGGCAACGCTGGCCACAGTTACAGGATGGAAATACCGGCCATCTGGCTTTACCTTGAGCGAGTGCTCGGCCAACCATTTTTGCCATGGCATAAAGCCACCCGGGATGATCTGCTCAGCGAAATCAATCAATTCAAAGCCGCGTGATGGCAAATCATTGAGCGGTGAGTGGATTCGTGGAGCTGTTACCGGCAAAAAAACCGATTCCAGCCGATCTGAGACGATTTCAGCCGGTGGTGTATCAACGATGACCTGATCATCACTAATCATGACTTATCGACTCGTTTTGGGGTACAAAGAGACCAT